TTCCCTTGATGCGGGGGGTTACGTTACGCAACTTGAGTTCCCTTGGAACGATCATCTGGAGGACAGGTGACAGGTCGTAGGGGACAAGACCCTGGTCACCGAAGGGGACTACGGACAGAGGATTGGACAGCGTCCATTCCTTCTGAATGTCTGAAGTCGCTAGAGCGGAGCGAACGGCGGACAACTGGTCCGCCGACACGGTCTTTTCGAGGATGGCCAGAGCACTAGACGTTGAACCGCCCGCGTGCTTGGTGATACCCGTGTGACGTTCGAAGCCAATCTCGCCGCGCATCTTGGCGGTTAGACCGGCCAGGAGTTGCGTGTCAAGTGCTTCGGTGAATTTGAGAAACCTCCCCGCTCGTTCCGCCTTGGGAACGTCGGAGAACATTTCATCAATTGGAGGGGCTACGAGAGCCATTGATGTTTTCCTTTTCTAGTAGTTACAGTGAACTAAGTGCGCTTTCGAGCTTCTCGGCCTCGGCGAACAACGCCTGCTTGATGGAGGATTCACCTGTGAAGGCAACAGCCCTCGCGCGAATCTCCGCAGCCTTGGTGCTGATGGTGTCGTGGGCGGCGCTTGAACGGCGCTGGTCACTGGTTTGACGGAGGACTGGTCCTCCTGGTGCGGCCATCTCTTGCACTTCTTCCAGTTCTGCCTTTACCGTTTTCACGGTCTCTTGCATCTCTGTGACAAGCGCCTTGTAGGTGGCGATTTCTTCGTCTACGCCCAGAGCCTTACGGATTTCTGAACGTAGTTCGATCTTGATTTCGTCCGTAGCGTCATCTGACGTGGCGGACTTGATGAGGTCTGGGCTAACACCCAGGGATACATAGGCGTTAGACATATCGTCGTCTCCTGAATTAAACGGGGGAGTTGTTTCCCCCTCTGATGCTTCGTGGTTCCACCACGTGTAAAACGAATCGGTCGCTGAGAGCAAGGTTTGGATGTCCCACATCTCGTCTTCGCCGTTGACCATCTCGTCAATCTCCGCCTTCACGCAGTCCGCGAGACCAAGGGCGATGGCTTGTAACTCTGTAGGGTCGTGCATCCATTCATCTGGTGTCGCACCCTTTTGTACATCTCCGTAAAGGACTTGTACAAGACCCTGAGCGGTCTTCCAATCGTCAGGGATTAACGATGTCTGCCCCAAGGCCTTGGCACGAGACTTGATGTGGGCAATAGTGGCCGGGCGGTCCTTCGCTCTGCCAATGGCGTGGATGGCATTCTTCAGGTCTTCTACCGTCTTAATCGGGAATCCACCATTTTTCATAGCGGCCCCTGTTGAAGCAAGGTGCTTGCGTTCCTTGTCAGAGAATTGACGCTTTGCGGTCAAACTCTCTAGAACGTTCTTGAAGGTCTCAAGGTCAGCATCGCTTATCTGGTCAATCTCGGCAGACTTTGAGGGTCCGTCACAGTCCGGGCAGTCACGATTCCCGTCCATAATCGTCCCTTTACCGTCACAGGTCTTGCACACAGCGGCAGCCTTTTGGCGTTCGATGTTCTCAGGAGCGTTAGGGGTCGTCGAACCAGAGGTCGCGGCGATATTGGCTTCAAGGGAGTCTTTCGGCTCAACCTTCGATCCGTTGCACCTCGCACAAACTTCACCGGGGACTTCTGAAGTCATGCCCGTACCAGCACAAGCCGCACACGGTAGGTATTGATCGGAAACGTCTTGACCGGGGGCTGAAGGGTCACTGACCACAAGGTCTAGTTGGTCGGTGTCGGAAACCTCAACGCCCTTGAACGTCCACTCGTTGCCGACAGACTTGGCAATTTCCAAAACACAATCAGGGTTGGCCGGACGGTCTACCAAGGACACTTCGATGATGTCGCCACCACAGATAAGGCCGTTGGGAGCCGTGAGGGACTTTTCTACCCGAGCGTTCTTAATCCCCACTGAAAGTCCGGTAATCGCGCCTTCCTCGATGTCGATATCCGCCTGCTTGTTCGTCACTTTGATATTGGCGTTCCACCCCGTACCGCTTTGCTCGATGGACTTCGCCTTACCGCCGATAACGGGCTGGTGCATGACGCGAACATTTCCAGCGGACTTGAACCACTTGGGAATCGCCTCGTTCAGCCAATTCGGGTCGCAACGTTGCTGGTCGAGGTCAAGTGCATCGTTGGAAACCAAGCCATTTATGTAGAGAAAGCCGTCATCTCCACGCTTGGTAACGAGTCCGCCAAGGTAGGCGTGGGTGATTTCTGACATTGAAGCTCCTAAGTGCTATATTCAGCAAAGTGAAGGGAGGTTGAAATGATGAGTTTGATTTCTGTTGCCGAAGCCCTGTGGCTTTGGGTTGGATGCGGCGTTCTAATAATCGGAAGCGCAGTTGCCATCTACTGGCGCAAGACGAGGTACTTCTAAGACATATCCGTAGAAGAAAGCCAGCACCGGCAATTGGGGTGATCTGGCGGCGTTTCTTCACCTATCGGATAGGGGCTACCGGCCTCTAAATCGAGACATTCGGGACACGCGTCGTCATACGCATTCCAAAAGTACTCACTAAGTCCGGCGGCTTGGTAACTGTCAATCGTCGCGGCGGCGTAGGCACGATTGCCCTCTGTCACGGCGATGACATTCGCCCGCGCCGGGTCTAGCAACGTCGAATTGATAGCAGAACTGATGTCAGCCGCGCTTGAACCGTTCAGCACTCCATCACGCACAGCGGTGGAAATCTGGTCTAACTGCGTATCGGTGATGTTCTTTATCGTGATGCCAGCCTTGTCCAACAAGGTCTGAACTGACGGAAGATTGTCTAGTGGACTAGCCTGAAGTTGTTCGCCAGCCGCACTCGCGCCGACTTTCCCGGCCTCGGTGTAGAAGTCCTTTAAAGCATTCGTGGCGACGGTCTGATCTGCGAACGTCACGTTTCCACTCACCGCAGCGGAAGCAATCGTCTTCGCAGTCGCTAAGTCGGTGGTCGGACCCATCCGTAGGGCGTGGGTTATCGCCGCACCAATCCCTACCGCACTTAAAGCTCCAAGAATCTTAGGGGCGTGCTTGGCCTCAAGAGCCTTTAACTCACCGATTCGAGGATGCTTGGCCCTTTTAAACTCTCACCTTCAACGGCCATCCTTCCCTCGTAATTTAGAAGTCCAGCCTTATCAAGGTCTACGTGGGTGAAACTGAAATCTCTCCACTTGCCCATCTTCTTCCGCTTGGAAAGAAAGTTATTGAAAGCCTTGAGTTCTGAGGTTATGAGTTCAGCGCCGTCAACAGGTTCGAGAACATGTGATTCACCCAGGAGGGCTTTTTCAGCACCCGTCTTAGGCGGTGTGTCTAACTCAACTGGCGGCGCTTGGCTACCGTCGCCGTTGACGACTTGGTTTTGGGGCTTGTCCGGGTCTTCTTGTCCTTCTGCGTCTTGCGTGCCATTTTCAACCTGTCCCGTCACTTCGCCAGCAGCGTCTTGGGCTAGTAATCCATTGAGGAATTGAATCGTGTTACCGGTGACGATGAAGGGTTCGTCGGCTTCGGGCATCTCGTAACTCGGTCGTCCGTTGGCCTCTTGAATGTCATTCAAGGTCACTTGACCTGAGAAAAGGCTTATCTGGCTTGACTGAGCACTCAACAAATCGCCTTGTGAACCAGTGTCCACATCATTAAAGACCGCCGTTACGTTGTTGTCAGCCCCAAGCCACCTTCTAGAACACGAGTTCATCATGTCGGTCAAGAAATTAAGCATCGGCTTTTGAGATATTGACTCGGCGTTCTCGGCTTCGCCCTCTTGAGCGCCCTTCCCTCCACCCATCCCGGCGTGAGGGATGACCCCTAAGGTCTGTGGAGAAACACCGAAAATAGCCGCAATCCGCTTGATGACGTACTCGTCCAAATCGGACTTGTAGCGCATCTCATTGGTAGGAGCGAAGGTTACCTTCGAGCCCTCGGGGATGTACTGCATCTGCTGGCGTTGGCCGGTCTGACCGTTCAATCGGTCATTGAGAATCCGGTTCCAGGCTGAGATGTTCTTGATGTCAATCTTGTCTGACGGCGCTTCGATGTACCCAGCGGCCATCGAGCCTTGCTGGTAGTCAGCTAACAACCACGCCTGACGCTCTAGCCATAGGGTCGCTGCCGGGATAGATTCTTCCACAACTGAATACCCGTAGGCAGACCACGTCCTTGGATTTCTCTTGAAATACCCCAGTTGGTCAGTCTTGAACGCCCCATCCTTGCCCGGTCCGTCATAGAGAGACTTCGCTTGCTTGTCGGGGTCGTTCTCACCCTCAGGGTTAGCGACGAATTCACCTCTAGGGAATCCCCAGAGAATCTGCTGGAATGCTGGCGCGGGAGGCAGTGGTCGTCCGCCACGATTGTTGAGTAGGACTTTTATCGTCGATGGGTCGATTAACTCTAAACCCAGAGGTTTCCCACCCAACGTCCAGCGGCAGTAGACCGGCGTCCCGTCGTAGGTCAGGTGGTTCCAGAGGAATTCGGTAATCCACTCGTTGAACGAACGATTCAGTTC